CGGTCGACGTGCAGCCCGACCGGCTGGAGCTGCTGATCATCGCCTGGGGGCCCGGCGAGGAAGTGTGGATCGTCGATTACCGCGTGATCTATGGCGACACCAACGAAGACGATCCGTGGAGCGAGATGCGCGACATCGTGCGCACGCCAGTTCGCAATGCATGGGGCCGGGATCTCTATGTGAGGGCCTGTGCGGTGGACACCGGTTACAACGCGCAGCGCTGCTATGCATGGTTGCGTGATCACGCTCACGAAGGCTTCTTCGGCGTGAAGGGCTTCGGTGAAGAGAAGCGCCCCGTGCTTGGCAAGCGTAGCGCACAGGACTTCAACTGGCAGGGTGTGAAGATCGAAAACGGTGCGTATATCTACCCGATTGGCACGTTCGCTGCGAAAGAGCAGCTCACCGGCTGGCTGAAGCTCGAAGGTCGCGGTGCGCATCGTGTCCACTTTTCACCGGAGTTACCGGCCGACTTCTTCGACCAGCTTACGGTCGAGCGGCTCGTCACGAAGTGGGTGGGCGGCAAGGCGAAGCGCGAATGGTGGAAGCCAAAAACGGCCCGCAATGAGGTGCTCGACCTGACGGTCTACAACATGGCGGCGGCGTGGTTCGTCGGACTTCCCCGCTGGCGTGCGATCCAGTGGGAGACGCTGCAATCGAATCTCGAGCGCGATGATCTGTTCCGGCCTGCTGAGCAGGCTGAAACAGTGCCTGATGACGCCGATGAGGCGATACCGGCAAAGCAGCCGGACCCACCCCCTAACGATGCCACACCGACGCCACCCGACGCCGCCTCGCAACCGCAACCGGCTCCGGTGAGCACGACCTCACCGACGCAACCCCATCTCACCCGCATGCCGGTGCGCAGGGTGGGGCGTTCGTCGTATCTGAAACGCCGGTAGGAGTGACCTTATGGCCTATACACAGGCGGACCTTGATCGCATCCAGCGTGCGATCGCGAAGGGCGAGCTCGAAGTTCAGTATCACGACCGCAAGGTCCGGTATCGGTCCATCGCGGAGCTGCGCGAAGCGCAGACCGAAATCGTTCGCTCCCTTGACAGCGAGCGTCCGCGCTCCCGGATTGTTCGGATGCGCAATGCCGGCAAGGGGGTTAGATGAGCGGCGCCTATCCGTCATTGTCCCAGCGCGGTTTTGTTGTACCGGGGCGACTCAAGGCGGCGTCATACGAGGCGGCAAGCTCCGCTGGCGCACGCGCACGGTCGTGGAAGACGCCGAACTCCGGTCCTAATGCGGCGGCGGTGCAGAACCTGCCGCTCATGCGTAGCCGCGCGCGCGATGCGATCCGCAACGATCCATGGGCGAAGACCGCCATCGCCCGGCTGGTGTCGAACACGATCGGCACGGGTATTCAACCCCACCCGCAGCATCCTGACAAGGAGATTGCGAAACAGCAAAAGCAACTTTGGGACGACTGGGTCAAGGAGGCGGACGCAGATGGCCTGCTCGATTTCTACGGCCAGCAGACCCTTGCGGCGCGGGCCTTCTTCAGCGATGGCGAGACGCTGTTGCGTCGACGCTTCCGTTTCGATGACGGCCTGTCCGTGCCGCTGCAGGTGCAGCTCATGGAGGCGGACCAGTTACCCGTTGAGAAGAACGAGGTCCGCCCGGACGGTGGTGAGATTGTCAACGGCATCGAATTCGACGGCGACGACCGGCGGGTGGCGTATCACCTGTATCGGCGGCATCCTGGCGAATATAACCGTCTGAACGCGACAGGCATGGCGACCGTGGCGGTGCCGGCCGGTGATGTCGCTCACGTTTTCCAGCCACTGCGGCCGGGACAGATTCGCGGCGTGCCGGAACTGGCGACCGTGCTGCTGCGCCTGCACTCACTCGACAATTTTGACGATGCGGTGCTGTTCCGGCAGGAGGTGAGCAACCTGTTCGCTGGCTTTGTGACGAAGCCGGCCTCGGTGCCATCCGGGCCGGGCGATATTGATCCGATGACCGGTCAGCCGGTGCTGTATGACGCCGATGGTTTCTCGCCGATCGTCTCGCTCGAACCGGGCTCCATGCAGGAGCTTGCGCCGGGCGAAGACGTCAAGTTTGCAGAGCCACCGGGCGCAGGGGCCGACTATGGCCCATTCATGCGACAGCAGCTCATGGCCGCGGCGGCATCGGTTGGCATGCCGTACGAAATTCTCACAGGTGATCTGCGCGAGGTCAGCGATCGGGTGCTGCGGGTCCTGCTCAACGAGTTTCGCCGTGCGATTGAGCAATTGCAATGGAACATTTTTATCCACCAGTACTGCCAGCGCGTATGGGCATGGTGGGTCGACGCCTGTGCATTGTCGGGGGCGATGCCGATGCCGGATTTCCACCGGTCGAGGCGTCTCTTCCTGCGCGTGCGATGGGTGCCGCAGGGGTGGCCGTACATCCATCCGGTGCAGGACGTGAACGCGCAGAAGCTGGCCATCCGTGCCGGCCTCACGAGCCGTTCCGCCTCGATCCTCAAGCAGGGCGAAGACCCGGAGCAGGTTGACGAAGAAAACGCGGCTGACAACGTCAGAGCCGACCGGCTCGGCCTGCAATACGACACCGACCCGCGCGATCGCGATATGGCGGGTGATTTACCAACATGAATGCAGGAAACCTCGATGAAGAATCGTAAGTGGTGGGACATCAAGGCGCTGACAAACGCGCAAGGCTCCGCGGTTGCCGAGATCCGGATCTATGACGAGATCGGCTTCTGGGGCACGGACGCCAAAACGTTCGTGTCGCAGCTCGACGAAGCCGCAGCGAGTGCTGCGGAGGTCGTGGTCGCAATCAACTCGCCCGGTGGCGACGTATTCGATGCTTTCGCAATCTACAACGCACTGCGCCGGTATGCGGGCCGCGTGACCGCCCGCATCGACGGAGTCGCGGCATCTGCGGCGTCGCTCGTCGCGATGGCCGGCGACCGCATCGTGATGCCGGAAAACGCCATGCTCATGATCCACAACCCGTGGACGGTGGCACTCGGCACCGCGTCGGATCTGCGCGCGACGGCCGACTCGATGGACAAGGCACGCGACGGCATCCTCGCAGCCTATCGCAACAAGAGCGGCAAGACCGACGAAGAGCTGACCGCCATGCTTGACGCGGAAACGTGGATGACGGCTGCCGAAGCGAAAGAGGCCGGTTTTGCCGACGAGATCGAGGCGCCGGTCAAGCTCGCCGCGACTGCCCGTGCGGCCGATCTGCTCGCCCGCTTTCAGAGTGCGCCGTCGTCAGTGCAGGCGCTTGTCGACGACACCTCCGCGACAACGGCGGGAACGGTGCCGACCAACCCAACCGAACCCGCCGCGCCGGGCTCGAATTCTCCGCCGGCAGTCGTCCCACCTTCGCCCGCGCCGCAGGATCCGAGCCCGGTTGCCGTGCGGGAGGAGCCAGGTGTGCTTGCCGCCCATGTGTTTAACGCCTGCAGGGCAGCAAACCTGTCGGCGTGTGCGGAAAGCATCGTGGCGCTGACCGCGCTGAAAGATCGCGCAACGATCGATGCGGCGATCAGCAACGCTGCGGATATCGCGGGCCTGTGCTTCGCGGCGAAGCTGCCGGAGCTGACCGCGCAGTTTGTAGGCGACGGGCTGAATCCCGATCAGGTGCGCGCGCGGCTGTTCGATCGCGTCACCCAGGCGCAGCCGCGCGTCAATAACCGGCAGCAGCCGGGCCCGGACGACGCGGGTGGATCCCCGCAGGGTGCGAAGCCGGGTCCGAAAGCGTCGTCGATCTATGCCGCTCGCAAGGGCGGCAATGGTCACCCCAAGTCACTTTGATAACGGCCCATCGGGGCACACGGAAGGAGCTGCTGTATGACCACCATCAAAACCCAGGGCATGAATACCCGCGAGTTTCTCCTGTCGGAAGGCGAGGGCCGTATCTCGCGCGAGCAGATCATCGTCGTGAAGGGTGACGCACTGCCGGCCGGGCAACTGCTTGGCACGACCGGCACTGGCGAATACGCGCCGTATAACAACACGGCAACCGATGGTTCCGAAATCGCGACTGCGATCCTGTATGGGCCGCTGCCTGCGTCCACTGATTCGCGGCCGGCGATCGGCATCGTGCGTCTCGCAGAGGTTGCGCAGGCGTGCCTCACGGGGCTTGATGCCGCGGCCCGCAGCGATCTCGCTGCGCACTTCGTGATTGTGCGCTGAACGCGCGCTCGCGTCGCATCCAGTGACCGTCGCATCGTTGCGATGGTTGCATCAGAAATACTTCAGGAGAGTTCCTATGGCGGACATTACCCTTCTCAACGACGACGCGTTCTCGCTGTCGTCGCTCAGTGCAGCGATCAACGAACAGCCGCAGGTGCCGAGCCGGCTCGCGACCCTTGGCCTGTTCGAGGAAGAGGGCATCACGACCACGGTGGTGCAGATTGAGCGCGACGGCGACACGCTGGCACTCGTGCCGACCGGACAGCGTGGCTCGTCCGGCACGGTCGTCGTCGGCAGCAAGCGCAACATGATCCCGTTCAACACCGTGCACCTGCCGCAGCGCGCGACGATCGGTGCCGATGAGATCCAGAACCTGCGTGCATTCGGCTCCGAAACCGAAATGGAAGCCATCCAGACCGTCATCAACAAGCGCCTCGCGAAGATGCGCCGGCAACTGGATGCGACGCACGAATTCCACCGCATCGGCGCCGTCAAGGGGCTGATTCTCGATGCCGACGGCAAGACGGTCGTGGCCGATCTGCTCGACCGTTTCAACATCAAACAGACGGTGATCAGTTTCGAGCTGGGCAAGGCCGACACCGAGATCCGCATCAAGTGTGCGGATCTGCTCGACACGATCGAGGACGCGCTCGGCAATACGCCGTTCAGTGGTGTGCGTGTGCTGTGCGGTCGCAACTTCTGGAACCGCCTCATCGGGATGAAGGCGATCAAGGAAACCTACCTCAATACCGCGATGGCGTCGGCGCTGCGTGGCGATGCCCGCGACACGTTCGAATTCGGTGGCTGCACGTTCGAACGTTATCGCGGTCGTGTCGGCGACATCGGCTATGTGGCCGACGACGAAGCGTGGGCCGTGCCGGAAGGCGTATCCGAGCTTTTTATCACGCGGTTTGCGCCGGCGGACTACATGGAAACGGTCAACACGAATGGCCTGCCGTACTACGCGAAACAGGAACTGATGGACTTCGGCAAGGGCGTCGAGCTCGAGGCGCAATCCAATCCGATCCACCTGTGCACGCGTCCGAAGGCCGTCATCAAGCTGACGGCCTAACGGACGCACGGGAGCACATATGGCGTTCCGCGACCTCGTCGTGGATCTCGACGCTGCGGTAGTCCGGGATCTGGCAGACGACGACATCACGGTCGACGGCGTGCCGGTGCCCGGCATGTTCGCTGCTCCCTGGCTTGGTCCGGATCTTGGACACCAGCGAACGCAGCTCGATCATCCGCAGGTAAGCGTACGTGATGCTGACGCGACCGACATTCGTGAGGGCAGCATCGTCGATGTCGGTCGTGACAGATATCGTGTTTTTGAACTGCAGCCGGATGGCACTGGCTGGACCGTGCTGTTGCTCAGGGGGTGATCATGGACAGACTCAAGGTCGAGATCGACATCAAGGGCGTGACCGCCGCACTTGAGGGGCTGTCCGCCGCCGCCATGCAGGCCGCGTGGCGGCGCACGCTCCGCAAGACGGCAGCATGGATCAAGAGCCAGACGGGTAAGGAAGTCTCGGCCGCGACCCGGATCCCGCAAAAGGTCATCAGAAGCCGGATGTACTTTTTCCTGCGTTCGGCCGATACGGGAAAGGTCTGGCTGGGTCTGAATCCCGTAGAAGCTCACCGTATCGGCGCTGTGTCACGGACGAACAAGGGCATGCGCGCAGGGCGGTTGACGTTTGAAGGCGCATGGCGCCAGACGAAGGCGAAGCCGGACGGTCCCCTTTATCGTCGAACGGGTAAGGCCCGTACACCGTTCGAGGTGGTGACCGTCGACTGGTCGAAGTCTGGCGACCCTGCATTCAGGCGTGCCGCGCAACTGTGTGAAGCGCGGCTGATGACGATCCTGAAGCAGGAAGTGAACTACGAAATCCAGAAGGCGTTGGGAAAGATCAACAGCGGGAAGATCAACCGTGCTCGATAACCTCAAGACACTTCACGATGCGATCGTAAGCGGACTGCGCGCAAAGATCGTCCACATGGAATTCATCGACGCGTATCCGAAGCTCGGCAGGAAGATCCCGACGCCGTGCATTGTGATCGAGCTGTCGGAGATGGAGCCGGGACATGACCCCGGTACGGGGCAGACCTCGCTGATCGGGCGCTTTCAGGCTCGTGCGATTTTCGACCCGCTTGTCGATGGCGCAGACCTCGCGGTGCGCGAACTGGCTGCGCGGATCGCGAAGGCGATCCATGCCGAAACCTGGGACGTGCCAGTGACGCCCGCGAAACTGGTGCAGATCGCAGAAGACCCGTTCCGGCCGGAGCTCGACGTGTATCTCGTCTGGCTGGTCGAGTGGACGCACGAGTTTGACCTCGGCGAAGTCATGCCGCCGTTTCCGCCTGATGGTGCAGTGGTCGTGTGGGGTGTCGATCCGGCAACGGGTCAGCAGGCCGCTTACTGGAATCCAGCGCAGGATCAGCCTGGTGTTGTGGGTACCTCGATATGAGCGACTACGACATTGGCGAGATCGACCGGTTGATCGCGAGCATCGTGCAGGCCGGCGTCGTCGACAGCGTCCAGTACGAGCCACCGCGCTGCAGGGTCCGCAATGGAGAGTGGGTGAGCG